GCGTAGCGCACTCGGTAGTTGTACTTGGTCTCTTCCCTGAAGAACTGGTCCTGTTCGTTCTGACTTGGAGTCAACTTATCGAAGTGGTTGTAGACGTAACCCATGTCCTTGAGTCGGTACAGGTACTTCTTCACGAGCTGTTGCTTGCTTCGCATCATACCCTCTGCTAGGTAGTCAATCGTCCAGAACTCCAGGTCGTAGGTGAACAACAGGATGTCGACCTCTGCGGGGTTGAGACCATGGTTGTCTTTGGCGTCCCTGTACATGAACGTTATGTATTTCAGGTCGTTCCTTTGAATAAACTTGGGGTCAATTTTAGAGAAATCCCTGAATAGCTTCTTTCGGCTAACCCTACTTTTCGGCATATCAGTATCTTTGTTTCAAAAGTAATACTATGGGAAGTCTTAGCGGAAGCAAAATCAAAGATACTTTCGGCCTCCTTTTGAAGATGGCCAGCTCTACGGTGTCTGCGTCTGAGCAACTGGTCCAGGACGGCGAAGGAAACAACACGGCCCTAAAGCTCTCCACGGACACGGTAGAGTCTACTGGCGATTTTAAGTGCACCGGCACAATGGCATCGTCCACCACTGACGTGCAAGCACTTATGCTTAGCTCAACTGGTGTGTTCGTGAAGCGGAACCTCAGCACCAATCCAATTGGCACCTCGTCAGTCACGGCAAACTCTCCGTTGTCTGCAACGGGAAGCACCATTGGAGTGCTACCAGCTGGCTCGCTGTCGCCACTCACCGAAGAAACGGCTGTCAATGCAGACAAGCTTCTTATCTGGGATGAATCAGCTAGCGCCTACAAATACATCACTCTTGTCGAGCTTTCTGACTACGTGGTAAACACGGGAGCCACTGTTGTTCCAACTATGTTTGTCGCTAAGCCACAAGCTACCGCCTCAATTGGCACGGCATTCACCATGATTAGCTTCGCGGAGCTTTACGCTTCCACGGCTACAGGCCTTGTTACCCCAGCTACTTCTTCTGTTGCCTATGGTGGCGCTACAGCAACCATCTCTTTGGTTGACGCAGTTGGCATTCGAGACAACATCCGACTTAGTGCTGAGTCAATGTACCTGATAGAGGCATGTGTGGAATACAGCATCGCAGCTGGAACTCCTGATATCTCAACTCAGTTGTACGTAAATGACGGAGCAAGCAGTGTAGTGCTTATTGAGGACCTTGAATCTGCGAAGACGGGCAAGCATACTGTAAATCTAAAATACTTTTACTACGCTGACGCAAGCGTGCCCTACGATATAGCGGTGAGATGTTCTGCATCCACCACCGTAACGCTCACCAAAAATGCTTCGGTGACAGTTACTAACTTAGGGCAACTAGCACTAGCGGGGTAACATGGATAGAAAAGAGCGCATTGAGTTCTTCATTCTCATAAGAGAGAAAATGGAGGAGATTGCAGATATAATCAAAGAACGCAAGGCCGGCCCTGACTTCATGGCCACCTATTGTTTCGGATTAGCCTGCGACCCCGAAGATGATGAACCTCAATCGTACGAGTTTCTCGCTGGATACAGCGTAGACGACGAAGACGAGCTCTCGGTGATGTTCAACGTAATGGCCCATAGCTATGCTGCAGAGCAAGGCCGTGGTGATGACGATGAACCCACCAACTCAATTGAATACTGGCTAAAAAAATAATCAAATTGAAATGGAACTTATTAGAAAAATCATTGTGGGGCAAAACCCCAAAGACGCTATGGCCTACTTCGTGGGCCAAAAAACCGGCGATGCCGTAATCGACTCAATTGTACAAGATGAACGAGCCCTTACAAAACATGGGATTCGTCGCTATCTAGTCTATATCTTTAACCCAGATAAAGGCATCATGCTCTGGAAGACCATAGACGACATGCCTTGTTTAATTGAACACGATTGCGAATTCTGATGAAGCCAATTAAATACTTCATTGTTAAGGTAGACAAAGCGGTAAACGATACCATAGAGGTAGCTGGCAAAGAGCTGTACCTGGACACCAAGTTCAATGAGTTTGCGCACCGCGCATTCGAAGGTGAGGTGGTCGGGGTGCCGGAGCGCTACGACACGGGCGTGTCCGTTGGAGATACCCTGTACTTCCACCACCACGTCGTGCTTGGGGGAAACCACATGGTGTACGGCAACAAACAGCTAAATGTCACCGACCGAAAGGGTCAGTTCATCTACGGAAACGAGAACCTTTACTACGTTACGTGGGACGGAGGCTACGACCCGTTCAGCTGCCAAGCCTATGCCCACAAGAGCAAGGACACTGGAGAGGTGCGCATCTTGGGAGATTGGATATTTCTAGAACCAGCACCGCAAGAGGACGAGCTCAAAAGCGACGTCCTCGAGATAATGCAGAGCAAGAAGACATACAACCAGTATGGCTTTATCAAGTATCCATCAGCCAAGCTTGAGGAGCTTGGCCTTCAACCTGGCGATAAGGTCTTCATTCAGAAGAATGCAGACTATGAAATGGAAATTAACGGAGAGCGCCTATACCGCGTTCTATTGAGCCACATCTATGCAAAAATCGAAGAAAACGTATGACAGCGTTCATACGGCTGTTCGCCTAATGGAGGCGATGCAGATAGCCATAGAGAACATGATTGTGGAGATACAGAAACCCGTTGACCAAGAGCTAAGCGGCTCACAAAGGAAGGCGGAGCTTCAGTCCATCAAGCAAACTGCTGTAGACGCAAAAGAGCTCATCGTAGAGCGTGAGCGCCTAGAGCAGCTTATCAAAACCCTAAGGGAAAGTGGAGAGATTAAAGAAGAACGAGACTTCTCAGGAGGATTCGCAGAGCGATTCTCAAAATGATGAGTGGGTCTTTATCTACTGGAACTGATGTCTGGAATAGTTGAAATAGAAGACCAAGAGGTAATCAACGTCTGCCCCGACTCAACGTCTGGGGAGATATTGGTCATTGATGGTCTCCCGATTCAGCTACCCAAGCAGCCACCCAAAAGCAAGATTCTTTTTCACGACCTTCCAAAGTCGCAGCAGATGTGGGAGCGCCCAGAGATGCCGCAAGAACTCAGGAAGGTGGCATCCATGGAAGACTGGATGGCAATGCCAGAGAACTTCAGAAACAAATACACACCCTACATCCAACAAGAATATGAGCGAAGACGCAACGGCCTATGGTTCTTCAACAACGGAGTACCAACTTACATCACCGGAAACCATTACTTTTTTCTCCAGTGGGCAAAAATTGACGTGGGATACCCATCTTACCTCGACTTTCAGCGGAAGCTATTCCTACATTTTGAAGCCTGCAGTGTAGACCCGCGCTCTCTAGGACAGGTCTACGTCAAGTGCCGACGCTCTGGATACACCAACATGAGCGCATCCATCTTGGTCAACGAAGCTACTCAAGTGAAAGAGAGGCTGTTGGGTATTATGTCCAAGACTGGTGGCGACGCACAGGAGAACATCTTCATGAAGAAGGTGATACCCATCTACAAGTCGCTACCCTTCTTCTTTAAGCCAATCCAAGATGGTACCACCAACCCAAGAATGGAGCTGGCATTCCGTGAGCCGTCAAAGCGAATCACCAAGACCAACAAGACGTCCCATCGCGGGGATGCGCTCAACACGGTAATCAACTGGAAGAACACCACCAACAACGCCTATGACGGTGAAAAGGTGCACCGCCTCTATTTGGATGAGGCTGGTAAGTGGGAGAAGCCTGCGGACATCAGGGAGTCGTGGCGTATCCACCGCACGTGTTTGCTCGTCGGTAAGAAGATTGTAGGAAAGGCCATGGTTGGTTCCACCGTCAACCCGCTTGACCGAGGGGGGCGACAGTTTAGGGACCTGTACGATGCCAGCAACGTAGAGGACCGCAACGACAACGGACGCACTAAGAGTGGATTGTATTCCATCTTCATCCCAGCTTACGACGCACTGGAGGGCTTCTTTGACAAATACGGGATGCCTGTTGTAGATGACCCAGAATCGCCTATCGATGGCGTAGATGGGGAACGAGTCACCCAGGGCGCTAAAACGTTCTTAAAGAACGAGAGAAAGGCCTTAACTGGCGACAGCTATGAACTCAACGAGGTAATCCGTCAGTTCCCATTTACTGCGTCGGAAGCTTTCCGCGACAGCTCGAAGTCATCGCTGTTTAACGTGCAGAAGATATACGAGCAGGTTCAGTACAACCAAGAGCTGTACCCCAACCCAGTTCTTGTGGGCAACTTTGTATGGAAGGACGGAAAGCAGGACAGCGAGGTATACTTTAAGCCCGACCAGAATGGACGCTGGAAGGTGGCGTGGATGCCGCCGTACGAACTCAGGAACAAGCAGGGACCGCAAAATGATTGGCTTGGCTGTGGAGGAGTTGACTCCTACGACATTGATGCTACCGTAGATGGCCGCGCTTCAAAAGGCGCGTGCCATCTGTTCAACAAATTCAACATGCAGTATCCAGCAAACATGTTTGTTGCTGAGTACGCCTCAAGGCCCCCTTTGGCACGCATATTCTATGAGGATGTTTTGATGGCGGCAAAGTTCTACGGGTACAAGGTTTTGATAGAGAACAACAAGTACGGAATCGCGCGCTATTTTGAGCAGCGCGGTTACGATAACTACTTGATGGACAGGCCGCAACACCTTGGTTCTGGATACGGAGGAAGCACCAAAACAAAGGGTATTCCGTCCAACTCTCAGGACATTATTCAGGCACACGCCCAGGCCATCGAAGCGTTCATCCATTCGCACGTTGGACTCAATGAAGAAACCCTTGAGTTTGGCAAGATGTACTTCGAGCGAACTCTTGAGGATTGGATAAACTTTAAGGTCGATGACCGTACTGCTTTTGACCTTTCCATCTCTAGTGGCCTTGCGCTTTTAGCGGCGCAAGGCACCACGGTCAAAAAGGAGAAAACCAACTTTGACGTTAAAAAGTTCTTTCGTCCGGGTCGGGTCATCTTACGCTGAATCAAATAAGTATATTTGCATATTAGCCCGAAGTGGATATGCAAAGAGATAATACAGCAAAAGGTCAATCTACTTTTCCCGACCCGCTAGCGAGTACGGAAGAAAAGATGTCGCAACCCTATGGTCTTCAGTACGCTAAGGCCATGTATGCTCAGTGGATTGGCGTTGACTACAATAACTCATTGTACGGAAAGCGATTCAATGAGATGCAGAACAACCGTGACTACGCGCAGGGAACTCAGGATACTTCCATCTACCGACAAATCCTAAGTTCACTAGACGCGAACAACGGAGACGGTACGATGCTTACACTGGACTACACCCCAGTGCCCATCATTCCAAAGTTCGTTCGCATTGTAGTCAACAAGATTCTGTCACGTAAGCCGTACCCACAGGTACAGGCTGTTGACCCGTTGTCACGCAGCGAGAAGGACAAGAAGAAGAACGCAGCCATTCTGCGCATTGAGAACAAGTCGATGATTGAAGAAGCTAAGGCATTAGGCCTTAGCGTCAAGGTAGACCCAGCGTCGCTTCCCGATACTCCAGAGGAGACGGAAATCTTCCTGGACACCAACATCAAAACTGATGCCGAGATTGCTGCGCAGCTGGCAACCGAGATGACCCTTACGTGGAACGACTTCGACGACGGTATCTACCGCCGTTGTGTTGAGGACCTTGTTACCTGCGGCATCGCCGTCACCAAGCGCACCAACGACCCGAACTACGGAATCCGCGAGCAGTATGTAGACCCAGCCTACTTCATCCACAACTACACGGATGACCCTAACATGGCTGACCTCACCTATGCTGGCCACTTCCGCACTGTCACCATCATGGAGCTCAAGCGCCTTGCTGGCAATCAGTTCACCGAGGAGCAGTACCAGCAGATTGCCCAGACGGTAATGAACCGCTACGGAAACGACCCGTTGCGCTACGCTACCCAAGGATACAACTACGAGACCATCAGCAACCGCTACCGATACGGATACGACGAGTTCAAGGTCCAGATTATGGATTTTGAGTTCATGTCTGTTGACGACATCGTGTTTGAAAAGAAGAAGTCTCAGTTTGGAAACATCGGTTTCTACTACAAGGGCAGCACCTACAATGCGCCACAGCAGTCTGTCTTCGACCGCGAGGCAGTATACATGAAAAACGCCACGGTCTACGG